ATCTGCTGCTTGAGGAGGTTGTTGAGCGACATTCTGTAGTAGTGTGAGAAGTATGATACTGTAGGGCGGGGGGCTCACTGGTGAATCGTAAATGCGAACAATTCGTTTTCAGAAAAATGGATTGTCTGACCCTACGGAACAAAGAGAACAATGGACCCGCCGAAGACTAAGAAGCAGAGCATCAAGAATCAGAAGGAGAAGGGCGCCAGCGAACATCGTCTTGGGTCAGCGAAGCATATCCGTTTGGCTGAAGCTAGAAAACGGAATAAGTAACATCAACAAGAAGAGGAGTGACCAAGATGCCGCCTCACCAATGCGCAGCGGTAACTGTAGCCGGACATCAATGCACTCGACAAGTCTGGGGGCGACGCACCCTCTGCGGAACTCATGTAGATAACCCCAATACTCGCCTCTTTGCCGACATCCCACCTCATCAACAACAAGCTCCACGACCCATATGTCGCAACTGTACTCGCGTAGCACTTCACGGCGAATACTGCGGTCAACATGAACAACTACGACCGCGACCAGACCTTCCACCCGAGCAGCGGTGTATACACCCTCACTGCTTGCGAGCAGCCCGCGGACACAATCGATGTGTTCGGCACGAGCCTATGTTTATCCGCCGCCAGCAGCGCATCATTACTGATGATCTGTATTTCGCCGCCCTAACTGCGATGGCTGAACGGCGATTGCAGTGGCGTGAGGTGGTTGCTGGATGGCGGGCAAGAATCAATGAACCGTTCATAGATCGCAATATGATTCAGCACCTCGAAATCAGTCTGGCTCGGGATATGGTCATCCCCGAGCTGTGGAACCTCCACATGGGCGGACATGCGCCGATGAATGACCATGGTGAGATCGGATGGCGCTTCGTTAACCAACAGCCTCGTGCGGCTCCACGCGGAGAACTAGAGGCATTCGTCCAGGACAATCAGAATGTCCACACGCGTGTTGTGACGGAGCAGACGAACTCTGCTCTCCAGATTCTACTGAACACAGATGTACCCTCGAATCAGAGGACAGTGGCCGAGTCACATCTGAAGTTCATGGAACACGTTGCGCTAGACCGCATCCATACGACGTTGGACGTAATTGACCAGGTCGACCGCGATGTGAAGCGCTGGTACAGGACAATCACGTGCCGAACGGATGGCGATTATCTCTACAAGAGGCTACTAGATGGTCTTTGGGCTAAGATCAAGACATCCCCTGTTCATCAAGAGCTTGAGATTCGTTTGTGGCAAGAGATGGTCGACTCTGTGGGAATGTGCTGTGATGGACACATTACTCGCTTGGCCAATGTCCTCTGTGGCTTCGATGAGGCCTTTGCTCCGGAGCTCTCTCCAGCTGAGAAGCTGCAGAATCGGATGGCGGTCATCGCGAACATGGACTGTGGAATCATCCTTCAGACCGCCCATGCTCTTGCCGCATTCAAGGAGTTCAACATTCCACGCGACCAATGGGAGCCGTGGGTCGACGCGCTCTAATCTTTACACTAAACAATGAAACTCCGGACACTACGCCGGTCACACAACCCTGCTAAGAAGTGGGACGCTATTTTTGACCTCCCGAATGGAAAGACAAAGACAGTTCCGTTTGGTGCACGCGGGATGTCGGATTACACAAAGCACAAGGATAAGACGCGAAGGGCGCGGTACATTGATAGGCACTCTGGAATGGGTGAACACTGGTCACGTCCGGACACACCCGGCGCACTATCTCGCTGGATTCTATGGGGACCTTCGACGTCGCTCAAGAAGAACACCCAGACCTTCAGGCGGAAGTTCAACGTCTGAAAATGGATTGCTCCTGCATCACCATTCTCAACTACAATGGATAGAATTGAACGCAAACTCATCTCCCACGGAGCAGCAACGTTTGGAAGCTACTCTCGCCGCGTTGCTCGCCTAGCCCGATTCGAAGCCCAACGTGATAAGCTCAACAAGGAGAAGAAGAAGCTCGAGAAGGCCCGCCAAAGGGCCATCAAGGAGGTCAAAGATCGTCAGGACATGGTCGTAGCAGCTCACACATTGTGTTATCTGAAAACGGATTGTCCTATGATTATAAATCTGCCTCTTGTCGCCGAGTAAGATGTTCTGCCCCTACTGCCAACACGCCATCACCCGCCACGAGAAGCCCGGCAACGACGATGATCACCGCTGGTGCTTCATCCATCTACACGAACGCAAGCGTATCAGCGGCGATACGCCAGAAGAGATGCGTGATTCATTCTACGCCATGTGTGAAGCACATGCCCCGCCCAAAGCCAAGCCACGCAAGCTCAAGATTAGCCTCGAACAACGGAAAGCCACTGTTCCCGGTCCATTGACGTGGTAGTCACGCGAACCAAGTCCATCCACGAAACAACACGCCCATCCAAATACCATTCAGCCAAATGATTGAATGTGTGAACATAGGTGATCAACACCGCAGCCACAATGGTCCATGACCAGTCCATTTTTAGCTTATCGAGATGTTCTGACTGCGAGGCAAACGACGGGATAGCACATCCCTCTTCGTCCCGCCAACCGACATATCATCACCGCCCTCGGGGATGCCCTCAATCGCACGCAGAGCCTCCGCCACACGCTCAGGCTGGTCTGCGAACTGTAAAAAGAGCTGTTGACGAAGCGTAGACCGCTTCAGTGCAGGACGGGACACGCGCTCCGACCGAGCGATCGTTCCATGGGCACCGTCGAGAACAAAGTTACCTAGCTCGTTCTCCTTCATAAACGCAATGACCTGAGCACCCAGAGTGTTTTTGCGTTCACGGATGGTCTTAATCTGGGCTTGAAGTGCGCGAATCTCATCATCAGCTGCGATCCATTGACGAAGGGTCTCCTTGATTTCCTCAGCCATTGTCTTGTTTGGATGGGGGCGTTAAAGTTAGAACTTCCAACGCTTGTCACATTCAAGGCACGTCACGAAGGTCGTCATCGGCTCGTCCGCAGACCTCGTCTGCATCTGATAGTAATCGCATCGGGTCTTCTTCTGACACCGCTGGCAGAAGAGGAAGATACTCGCAGTCTGCTTCTTCGAGTGGGTAGCCTTCTCCTTCTCCGTTGTGTTCTGCACAATCTCCGCCCATCGTTCAGGGTTCTGAATCAGAGGTGTGGAATTCACGAACGCATCTGTGTTCATGGTCGGCATGAGTTGGCGATAGCGATACAGGTCGATGGCCCGATTGCGATACAGGTTGAGGAACACAGGGTTATCCCATGACTGGTCAACAAACCATTCTTGTGCATCCTGAACACACTTCTTTAGGATTGCAGTTTCCACTTCATTCGAATCAAACTTATCGCGAACAAGTGTCCGGAGCGGGTGGTCTACGAACACGTTAGACGCATGAACCGTATGGACCGGCAGAAGCTCACGGTCAGCCTCCGGAATATCATCGTCTTCGTCCTCGACAACGGCCTCCCCTCCATCCTCATCTTCTAGTTCCTCTTCCTCCTCTTCCTCCTGGAAGGTTGAGGACTGATAGAACTCATCATACTCAGCTGAGCGCAGGTCCGAGTATTGATTCGCATGGGCGTCATAATCATCGGTGTTCGCATTCGTCGACTTCATGACGACAATCGTGCCGGAGAACAGGTCGTCGTTGAAGGGCGAGGGTAGCATGTGTTGATTCGTGTTCTCCTCCTCTTCTTCGCAGGGAACGCCAAAGACTGCGTAGACATCCTCGTCGTGAATCATCTTGCCCTGGAACTGCATAAGGGGCTGTTTCGTCTTCTTGCGAAGCCATTCGAGAACATCGGATGTCTTTGCTGGAAGGGGTGTTTCGGTCAATGTGCCGGATGTCGAAATGAAGAGTGCGACAACCATCTTGCTAGTGGTGTGGTTGTTGGTCTTTAGATTCATTTTCCGGCCAGCGCAGCAAGCTTTCCTAGCCCACCTGGGAGCTTACCCGCTAATGCGGAGGCACCGAGGTTACCCAGGCCGCCCGGAAGTTTTCCTGCTAATGCGGAGGCACCGAGGTTACCTAGACTTCCAACGCTTGGAAGTTGCGGGGCTGCCGGAGCAGGAGGCGGGGGAGGGGGCATGATTGAATCGAACATTCTTGAGATGGCTGCCGAGATGTACTGAATTGGTCCGTTCTTCATTAACATCAGTGATACTGCAGCTACCACGCCAAAGAATGCAATGAACAGAATGACGAAATACCCAACAAAGTCGGTGACTACGCTAGGTGGCTGGAACTTGGGTATCTTAAGCTTTACAGGCGGTGGAGTACAGTTGGCTTGTCCAGGCGAATACATTGTGTTGGAAATCGTCAGACCAATGTCTGCCGGAAGCACGGTTCCTATGGTTTCGCGCAGACGCGTGATATCATCAGACGAAACCGTCACGGAGTTCTGAAAGTAAATGACCTGCGGACCAGAACTTGACTTCCACCCGAGATGACGTTCACATTCCCACTCAAAAATCGTATACTGCTCGAGCTTTCCGTTGACCCATGTGAAGTAAGGGTCAGTGGTTCCATTCACAAGAGATGCAATCGACCAGTCCTGTCCGGGTGCAGCTGTCGCGGTTCCATACTGCCCAGTCTTAGAGTCAACGATTCCAAGACCTTTAGACGTTCCGGGGTCTAGAACACCCGTAATCGCACTCAAGAATGATATGTTAGGTCCAGAATCACCAGCCTTTAGAGGAATGAAAAGCCAGATCGAATCTGAAATACAGTGGAGAACCGCATCTGCATTCACATGCTCTACGCTGGTCGGTGCGGGAGCATACAGGGCAACCTGATTGAAGACCGCAGTTGTTCCATTGAAGTTCACGGAAAGAGGCACAGTTGGCTCTAAGATAAGCATGCCTTTCGTGACGGGATCGCGCTTCAACATGATAACCGCCGAAGAACTTGACTGCGAAACAGTCAACGAACAGTTATTGCATTGTTTGGACCCCGCGATTGTTACACCGATATCGGCAGTTACGCTGGGTTTTGGATCAATCCGGTCAACCTTACTACACTTACTACCTCCACCACCCATTGTTCTAGTGTGGACAAAACAAGTCTGCGAAAGAGAACAAGATGTCGACTCCTCCTCCACCGCCAGCTCCACGTGGGCTTCTCAACTGGTGGCAGGGATTGATCCTTGCCGCCAGCAGCGCCTTAATTGGCGTAGTCGCCGCTCTTTTTGTGTTAAAGCCTGGAGGTCCAAACGCACCCGCGGGTCCCGGATGGGCAATTCAGCTCATGCGGTTCATTCCGCATTTCTTGATCTTGTTCGGAATCCTAGCAGACGCGTTTACATATGAAGGCGTGTATTGGACTGGAAGTGCTGTGGGTGTCTTTTCCGCAGCGTTGGCTCCCTGGGTCACCGCGGCCTGTATTCGTTTGATCGCAGCAATTAAGAACCGCATGGAGGCCAAGCAGGAAGGCGGACTTATCCCAGGCGAATACCCTGGTATTGAGATGCTGACGATGAACTCACCTGCAGCCGATACACCTGAAACGCTCGTCGTGACCTCAAGTATCCTGTCGTACTACATCTTTGACCTGGTGACGAATCTGAGCGTGCTAGATGCCGCCGGAGCCATCGTGGCGTCTATGTTGTTGTTCGGCGGTCAGGCCTTCGCAATTGAGGGTGGTCCGAATAAGGCTGCACTGACTGGAATCCTCGGAGTTGTGCTGGGCGGTATCTGCTTCGGACTCATCAGTTCGATGGCCCCGAATTACCTCCCCTCAAGCGCGATTCCTGGAAGCAAGACTGCGGGCGGATCTGGTGGAGCAGGCGGTGTTGGAGGTCCCGGGCGCAAGGGACTCGGAATGAGTGCGGGTGCAGGCGCAGACCCAAACATGGCCACAGCAGGTGGACCTGCATCGGCAGCCACATGTCCTCGTTAGGACGCCATGAGCTTGCGACATAACGTAAAGAACATAGACGCTTGGGAACCCGTGTAGCGACCAATCTCCTCGCCGTTCTTGAGAATCACAAACGTAGGAACAAACTGAACCCCAAACTTCTCAGCGATTCCCTGTGGATCATCCTTCGTATTGACGCCAACGAAGTAAATACCAGGAAAGTCCTCAATCAGGTCGGCAATGATGGGCTTGATATATGCACATGGACCGCATGTGGGCGACCAAAAATGATAAGCAATACGCTCGGGAAGGGCCATCTTTATTGTATACCGCACCAAACTTGTAAGCTATTCGGTCTTCTCAATGTGAACTGTCGTGAGTTCTGCACGCAGCATCGGCTGCTTCTGAACCGTAGACTTGGTCAGCGTCACGTTGCGAAGCTTACACATCTCAACAAATGCCTTCATCAGATGCTTGTCGACGATCTCTTGATCGAGGGTCGCCAAGTTACTGCGAATCCATCCAGCTACCACGGCAGCTGAAACTGCAGGGCCCATAAGTCCAATCGGACAGCCAGGAAACAGCTCATCGGTTGGACGGGCAGGCGGCAGCTCAATCATCTTCCCCTCAACACTCTCACGGGCCATGCGATCTACAACATCATTCTGCTTCGACAAATCATCCGAACCACCTGTGTGTGCTCGAACGTGATGGAACCGATGTTTGAACTTGCTCAGTTGACTCGCAGTCCCCTCGATCAGGTCGCGGTGTAGAACATCCTTTCCCATGGTCGTCTTCCATCCGCGCGAAACCCATCCAGGCATCCACTCGGTCAGACACTTAATCGAGTAGTCCGAATCCGTATAGATGACCAGGTCTTCGCTGAATGCGCCCTTGGTCGAAAGAATCGACACCGCGTGATAAATACCGGACAACTCGGCCCGCTGATTGGTCTGTGGTTCAGAGTCAGGCACTCTCGCAGCCATTGACCACTCGGGGTGCTCCGGAAACCAAACCGCATATCCAGCCTTCGCATCCTTTCGTCCATTCCCAGAACAAGCTCCATCTGTGAACACGCGCATGACTTATCTATGCTTCGCCATCCAAGATTCCTTTTTCATACGCATGTGGATCGTTCCATAGCGATGGATCTACCTCGCCGTGAATCTCGGGAAGATGGGTATACACCGGCATCCTGGTGATGATACAGCGGGAGACAATTGCGGATTGTAACGTTGGCTCTTCAATGTGAAACCAGATTCGGCAGCGGAAGGACCGCTGTTCGAGCGACCTACGAAGCATCTGCTGACATGCTGCAGTCAAAAAGTGTGCATGCCACACCATCAATACACGAATGCGAATATGAGTTTGAGAGGGGATGAACGACATCCATTGCGTAATCCAGGGCGCAAAGTCATCGATAGAGTTCATCTTTGCAGCATCCACCTCTTCAAAGTCGCATCGGTGTTTATTTGCCTTCACATACTCTTCCCATGCAGTATGCGATGACCGGTCATTGAGTGATTCAAAAAGGATACGATGAGGAGGCGGGAAGAGATCCATTATCTTAAGAGTTCGACGACTCCGTAGACGGCTGAACGATGCGCTTCACCGGGATGTCGGCCGACACCACGTAGATGCTGTTCTCCGTCATGATGATGTACATCTTCTCCTCCTTGAGGCGCATGATCGACTCGATCGGCGACGTGTACTCTGTGTCCGACTTGACCAGGCACTTGCTCTCACCCGACACGCCAATGCAGCACGCCTTGGACAGCGAATCAGAAAAATAGTCAAGGTAGATCGGCTTATCATGCTCGATCGCCAGCTTAGCAACGTGCGCCATAACTGTGGCGGAAGGGACACTCATTTGTGAGAGGACGAGGATGTGTTTGCGTTTATTTTAACGTGCGACGTCTTCCAGCTTGAATCGTGACTTCATCGTGAGGGACGGCGTTTCTGTGCGGGGAATTGCGAGGATCTCAGCCACCTTGGGTTTGACCTCCTTGACCTTGGGTGCGACGGCAGCCAGGAATCGAACAAGGTGGTCCACGTGCTCCTCAACGGGTGGCGTCTTCTTCTGGCTGATGGTGTCGCGAAGGTCGTCTACGACTGTGGACACAAACACGGCCATGGTCGCCTCAGGAATAAGGCCACGTGAATACAGCTCGGACGTGTAGACTGCGAAGCCACGCTTCGTTTCCTTCTGTTTCGTCCAGGCGATGAGTGCGTCATCAAATCCGGCATCCGTTGATGCGGGGACAATTGTGACTGCGGACGTATCGTAGAGCGAGTCGAACATCGCCACCTGGGTCATCAGGTCTTGGCGTGCATCCTCGCTCAGCTTCACGATATCGGAATACAGGTCAGCCAGCATACTCGCATAGAAGTTCTGGCGAATACCTCGGTCGAAGAGCAATGTCGTCACGCGGAGGCGGAACATCGCATCGCGAGCTGCGAGCTTGGTCTTAATCATCTCCGTGAGCTTGGAGTAGGTAGGCTTGGACAGTTTGTTGATGGCTGCGTTGATTTCATCATAGTCGGCATCGTCCTTCTCGCGCACCTTGCGGAGGGTTTCGACTAATACATTTTGGCGCCAGTTGGCGGGTTCGGGTGCAGGTTCACGGCGGTGGGGTTTGCGGAAGACGGGGCGGAAGGATGTGCGTAGCTTGGAGAAGATCTCCACTACACTATCGGGAAGAGGCTGCTTGACGGAAGGGCGGAGAGCGTAGATCGAAGACACAGTGATGGACTCCATTTCGACGCTCTCGTTTCCTTGTGTGGGTGCAAGGATTCATTTTCCGTTGGTGAACCTTCGTGGTGAAACGGAAAACGGATTGCTTCACACTCAACAAGGAAGGGGTGTCGGCAAAAATGAAGTGGACTCTTTGGTATCACGATCCGTCGAACAATGACTACAGCCTTGAAAGCTACATCCGCATCTATGACGTTACAACTATTCCCGAGTTCTGGAGCCTCGTGGACGGTATTCCCAAGGACGTCTGGGAATCAGGTATGTTCTTCTTTATGAAGGACGGGGTTCGTCCACTCTGGGACGCGCCGGAGAACGACAAGGGTGGTGCCTGGTCGAAGAAGGTCGATGCGTCGGATACGCATACGGTCTTCATCGATTGTATGGTTCACTGCTTAGCAAATTCATTCCTCAAGAACCACAACGAGTGCATCGCAGGTGTGACGGTATCCCCGAAGGGTCAGTTCCATATCGTGAAGGTGTGGAACCTCACCACCGCTGTCGCCGATCGCCGGCTCTTCAGTCCTACACTGAAGATGAAGCTGGGTGACGACATCGCCTACAAGGCTCATAACATGAGGCCGAAGTAATCATCCATGCCCACACTCGGAAAACCACCAAAAGGTCGTGTAGATAATCCACGCATGAAGGGTTGTGACCAGAACCACTAGAATGAGATTCGTAGACTCGTTATCCATTGCTTTTTCAATTGGAGTAATAATGAAGGCTGTCTACACAGCAGGTCGGTTTCAGCCTCCGACCATTGGACATGCAAAGTTGATTCAAACCGTCAAATCACAGGGTGGAGATGCGTTTGTCTTCGTATCTTCGAGCAAACCGAGTGGAAAGGAAGCTGCGAAGAATCCGCTGACTTCGGCTGAAAAGGTGAAATACCTCAAACTCATGTTCCCCAGCGGAGTTACCTTCGTAGACACTGCAACATGTGACCCAGCATGTGGTGGGCCGTTGGCGGCATATGAGTATCTGAAAGGAAAGGGCTATATAGACATCACACTTGTCGCGGGATCTGACCGAGCAGCCGTGTTCGGTGAAGGCGCACCGATCTGGGCATCAGTTGAGAACCCACCAAAGTTCATCGGCCTTAATCGCGATGCAGCTGATGAAGTGAGTCAAATGTCGGGTACAAGGGCACGCGCATTAGCAAAAGCCGGTGATCTGCCTGGCTTCACAGCTGCGGTCATGATCGGAAAGATGACGCCAGCAAGCGCAAAAGAGCTGTACGACTTACTGCGGACGAGATTGAAGGGTGGACGCAAGACACGGAGAAGGAAGACTCGCCGCCGGAAAACGAATCGTTGGCTATAACGAAAATGTCCAGAGCCCCCCAAAATGTCTTCCGCATCTACTTTCTTCACACGACGCAGGCCCGGCTACAACACAACTGGCGAGGTTCATCATGCAGGCGTGGCTAATGAAGGCCATACTGTCGACCTCTGCAACTCTACACCCCCTTCCAACATCCAAGACGAATACCCGGGCAATCTGACCTTCCGCAAGGAGGGCGGCACCCACCAAGTGAGCGACATGGGGATCTACGCAGACGACGTTCGCGTCGCCGGTGGATCCGACAAGCTGCACCGCAGCGGCACGTTTGACCACGTGAACACAAGCAAGGTGCTGGACTACCTGCCTTGCGAATCCCTACTCAAGACGATCGATGATCTCCGTGCGGTTCACCACGGCGATGCATCCGCGGTGGACATGGTCAAGACCGCGATCAAAGACGCGACCAACTCTACCTGGGACAACATGACCTCTGAGGGCATCCGGAAGCTGCTACTCGCAGTGAACGAGCGTACACCGGAATGGATGTTTGTGCGTGAGGCCACGGAGATGTCGGTCTTCCGCCACGAGGAGATGCGCGAACTGTCCGAGTTCCCGAAGGATCCAAGCTGGACCTATGTTCTTCGAGCTGGCCGCGCCAAGGAGTCGCGCCAAGTGTGGCGAGTGAAAAATGGGGTTGAGGTCAACACGCACCTCCGCCTCCGCCTGGTCACGAACAATGGCGTGACTGCGCTACTAGGCCTGTCCAACGCCAACAAGAACTCGATCCTGACGCTGAAGATTCAGCAGGACGCAGTGAATCAGCTTCTCTCCACCGTCAAGCGGGAGCGAATCGCGATCGCATAATTTCAATCGCCTCTGGATTCATATCCATCAATACACATCGCCGCTCAACTGCAGCTGCGCCGGTTGTTCCAGATCCTGCACACGGATCCAACACCAAATCATTTTTGTCTGTGGTCATTGCGATGATCCGCTCAAGCAGCTTCACAGGCTTCGCGGTGGGATACTTGCGCACCTCCGATCCCTGTGCGATACTAGGAATGTCGTCCCACAAGTCCATCGCCGGCTTACCCAGTGATTCGTGCATATAGATCTTCTTATACAGGTTCGCCTTCGCACCCTTCGGGACATACAACCGGTTATCATCCGCGAGTGCCTGGAGTTCAGCCTGAGGCATGCGCCATCCACGCTCAGGGTTGAATGTTCGACCTTCGATCGTGAACGGATAGACGTGACCCGTCCGTGTCCGGTCAGGAACAATGTGTCCAAGCGAGAAGTTACCGCGTTCATCCTTGTTTGTGAAGGAGTGCTCAGCGTAATACTCATCCAGGGCCTGATAGACCATATTGAACTTGCGCTTCTCCGATTGGTAGCACCAGAAGATCACATCGATCGACGCACCTAACGTCTTCTTGACGTTGTTCTTCGACCGACACCGCTTCCAGAAGATAGGCCGCACGTACTTGAACTTGGAGCGTAGAACCTGCTCAGGGATCCACATCTGGTCGGCCGAGATGTGGAAGAAGAAGGAACCATCCTTCTTGAGTTTGGGCAGGCAGGCATCAACCAGGTTCTCCACGAAACTGCGATAGGATTCATCGGTCCAGTTGTCGTCAAACCCAACGCCTGCTCCGGCCTCCAACGTGTAGGTGCGCCCGCTGTTGAAAGGCGGGTCGACGTAAACAGTTTGAACTGACGCATCCTCTAGATCAGGAATCAGCTGCAAACAGTTTCCGTATTGAATGTCCATGATGTTCTTTACTTTCCATTAGGGGATTTCGTTTTATGCTGAGCACGGCATCAAACAGAGCTTGATATCACCTAGATTCGCGATCACATAGCGAATCATGAGGAACCAATCATTTTTCATATGGATCTCCAGGTTGTTCGAGAGGTTGGAGCACTTGGTAAACAGAACCAGGTGGGGAAGACTGAACGTCCCGCTCACAATCTCGTCGGGCTTCGACTTGGTAATCGCCATGTCTGACGTGGAGTCGCCCATCGTGACCGTCTGAGATGCGAACGGACCCTTGCAGGTGAAGGTCAGAGTCCCACCCACGTTCTTGATATCGACCGTCTTCGCAGAGAGCAGAGTCATATCGCGGCAAATCTTCTGGAAGTCCATACTCGGCATCGTGATACGCGTGGCGAACTCTGTTTCGGGCATATTGATATCCGACTCATCGCGGTCCAGTAAGTTCAGCTTATTGCGAATTCTGCGCTTCTTCTCGCCGTTCTCCAGCGTGATGCACAGGTGGTTCGACTCTGACCTGGACACTGAAAAGGTAATGGTGTCGTCGTTCGTCACCGTCTTCACAATGCGGTAGAAATGATCAGTGTTCAGGCCAACGTCCAGCTTGGGTGCAGAGTGATTGTACTCATACTGTTCAAACTTCGACGCATGGAGCCGCATATGCGTCAAGACCGTGCGTGTATTGTCCATCGCAATCATGCGAATCCCGTCCTTATCGAACACCAGGCTCATCTCCACCAGCATGGACTTAAGACCCTCGGCGAGGATGCGGATGGGTGCCGTCTGGACTGTCTTCGCCATTACAATGTCCTCGGACTCAGGCATTTATCAATGCTTACGATTTCTCCTGAAAGTAGATGTACGCGGCTTTCGCCTCTTCGTCCTACCACCACCTGGCTTCCATGGGACCCGTGGAGGAGTGATTGCATTCAGACGATCGCGAGCTTTGGCTGTCTTCTCCATTGCCGCCTTGGCGGCTGCGATTGCCTCATCAGCCTTATTCATCGTATCAGTAATAGGCGCTGATGGCGGACCAGCACGAAGAGTAGGAGGCACGTCCGCCAATGCCCTCTCAACCTGAAGCAGGAAAGAGAATTCGAGTTCGAGGCGTTTATCAATGTCCACATTCCATCCCTCGGCCTTGATTTCATCTGGAAACTCCGTTCGGGTGGCCTCCAACTGGTTCTTGTAGTCCTTGACGAGTGTTTCCGCATTCGTTAAGTTCTTCTCGATACTCGCAATTTCCACCGCTTCCTCGGGAACAATCTTCGCCCGTCTGGTCTGTGCTTCACTCTTTGCCGCACGCCTGGTGAAGCGTGCCTCACGCGCTGCCTTCTGTTTTTCAACCTCTGCCGCATCTGATTTGAATATGGTCGATTCGTAGTGCTTGTTCAGGTCGGCCGCCGTGATACGGCCACGCTTCACCTTCTTGAACCGCTTGTTCTTCTTGACCGAGTCCTCAAGCGTATCTAGGCTCTGCTCTGCCTGGCGACGCAGGGTTTGTAATAAATCAAACTTCTCCTTGGCTTTCTTGAGTCGTTCTTCCAACCCAGGTGGAACTGCAATCGCTGGTTCAGGAATCGGAGTCATTGAAGTCTGTGCTTCATTGGTGGACATCGAAGTCTGCACTGACTCATTGATGGGAACCGGTGGAGGTAGAACTGGGGCAGGAGTTGAAACGGGGGTCGGGACTGGGGTGGAGAGAGATTGAGCAGGCGGAACAGGTGGTTGTGCGGAAACAGGTAACGGAACGGCCGCGGACATAAGTTCGGGACGAGTGAGAGCCTCAGCGATGTGGTTGAGAACAACAGGGTCAACAATGTTCCGTGCGAACAGTACTGCATCAGCAGCTTCTGTCCACTCAATCGTTATATCGCTTGGAGTGGCGGCCGGCGTTTCAATTTGATGGCGTTTCATGCGGTCTTCAAGTTCCTTAAGATAATCCATTGGCGTGTTATGAGGCGCAGCTGGAATTCTGTTCACTAAGGAGATGGCGCTAAGACCGGCGGCGATAGTAGATACAGTTGCATCTTCTTCCGCCGGCGTCGGTGGAATCCTGATGCGCAACCTCGATATATCATCCTGAATAGCCCGAATTCCATCGTCTTGCGCTGGATTGTCGAGAGCATCTAGTTCCCTCTCTATGTCTTCATTGGTGCGACCAGGGAAGCGGTCATGAATCCTATCAACGAGATTCGAAGGAGCAGGAGCCGGTGCAGGAGCCGGTGCAGGAGCCGGTCCAGCTTGAGCAGCACGTGCTGCTTCTTCATCACGGCGCATTGCATCGTGCATACCTGGAGGTGGTGGGTTGGGAGGTCCAGGTGCAGGAGCCGGTGCAGGAGCCGGTCCAGCTTGAGCAGCACGTGCTGCTTCTTCATCACGGCGCATTGCATCGTGCATACCTGGAGGTGGTGGGTTGGGAGGTCCAGGTGCTGGTGGAGGAGCCGGTCCGGTGTGTCCAAGTGCAGGATGTATTGGGTTAGGAGGTCCGGGTGCAGGAACCTGTGGAGGTTCAGGACCAGTGGGTGCAGGTGTAGGTGGGGGGACCGGTGGAGGTGCAACTTTGATTCGGCGTCGAACTCCCGGAGGAGGTGGATACGCGTCGAGAGTGGCTTGGGCTTCCATGTCCAGCTGACTTTGAGTGGGCAAAGGAACATTTGCAACAGCCTTTCCCGGAGCCGGTGGTGCAGCGGGTGTGGAAGGCGGAACAGATGCAGTCGATGATGCAGGTACAGGTACAGGTGCAGGTACAGGTGCAGGTGCAGGTGCAGGAGAAGGTGCTGGTGCTGTCGATGCAGTTTCTTCACTCGGCGCCTTACCAAGTGAATACGCGGCGGCAATCGCAGCCAGTGCGGACCCTTCCGCTACAAGTAGTCCGATCGATCCCGGATCCATTATCTTCAACGGTTAAAAAAAATAGTCACATTCATGAGGTAATATGAGCTTCAACGATATCATAGCCTTATCTGTCGTAGAAGTGTTTGGTGACTTCAATCTGAGATGGTACGCGGAGACGAACAACAACATGTATTTCGTCTACGGGTTGATTGGATACGCTGGCGTCATTTATTACTTGATTAAGTCGCTCCGGTCAGGTAATGTCCTGTACGTGAACGGAATGTGGGACGGTGTATCGGGTGTAACCGAAAGTATCGCCGCTTATTTTGTCCTCGGTGACCGCTTAGAGCATCCCTTTCAATATGTAGGGCTATTCTTGACTATTGCAGGAATCTATCTGCTTAGGAAAGCGGAGTAATCTAGTGGCGCCGTGTGAACGCACGTCCACTGCGAGCACGCGCGGCCTTCTTGCGTGAAACGATGCGGCCATACTTGTTCATCATCAGGTCACCCTTCGTCAGGCCACCGGGCGTCTTCTGAGCCGTTCCATTCCACACCTTACGACGAGATCCAATAGCACGTAGAGTCTTCATTGTGAATCACCGAGAAAGTTTCAAACGAAAGGGGCGTGGTGCTTCTTCACTGAACCCAGGTTTCTCGACCTGACCGCAATACAGCGCATCTGTCCATGGAGTCGGGAATTTACGCACGGTTTCGAACCAGTTTGTCGGCCCTCCGCCGTGGTGAACGAGGATATTGTGTTTGACCTTCGGGTAGATCTTCACGCTCAAAAAGTTCTGGTCTAATGCGATACCTCGATCCTCTGGATTGAGCTTGTAGGCCTCGTATTCTGCTCGAATGTTGATCCCCGCAGACTTGCGGAGGGCCCATAACCCACCCATGAGAGATGCCGAATGCTCCTTATGGTCGCGGATGGTATGTGCGATAAACTGCGGTGAGTTCATGAAGTCCATGATGGCCCATCGGTCACGCCAATGGATACGTGAGTCGGCATCACGTACGAACATCACATCTACGTCCGGTTCATCGATCGCAGTGAACCGGTCAATCATGTTCTCGATTCCGGTCTTTCCAGTGGGCTTCACGACCACGTAGGGTGCAGCTTGAAGTTTCGTCATCATCTCAGGCGTCACATCAGACCCAGTGTAGACGAATACAAACCACCCCGGAAAGTGCTTATGAATCAGCTGAATGTTCTCAATCATACCCGGATAATACCGGGGGTTATAGGGACCATATAAACAGAACGAGAATACGTTCATCTTATCTTAAGGAACAGTAATGCTGTCGGGGAAATACTTCGCAGATGGTTGTCGATGGGTAGTCGACTGGATGTATCCCGACCGCCCGATGTATTCACCGCTTGAAGCGAACTATGGGGATCGAGTCTTCTTACGGGGATCAGCTGTATACAAGTTTGTTCAAACAAAAATGGGAACACGGTTCAACCCACGAAAGAAGCACATTTTTGTGGTTCATAACTCTGATCAACCTTTCGACGAAGGAAAGCTGAATGCATTGCTTCCATATGCAATCCATATCTACGCGATCAATACCACCGTCAAGCATCCACGACTGACCACGATTCCACTCGGCTTCCCAGACGCAGCTCTGGACTTTGTGTCCAGCTTCAAACAACCCAACCTCCCGCGAGATATCGAGATCTATCTGAACTTCTCAGTCGATACAAACATTCAGAAGCGAATGGATTGTTATAACGCCTTCAAGGATGATCCGCGAGTGGTGATCAAGGGTGACCGAACGCGTGAACAGTATTATGAAGACCTCTGTCGTTCGAAATACGTGCTCTGTCCAGAAGGCACGGGTATGGATACGCATCGAGTGTGGGAAGCCATCTTCTGCGGGGCTACGCCAGTTGTTCTGCGTAATCCATTAGCGGACTTGTATTCGTCGTATCCGGTTAAAATAGTGGATTCTTGGGGCGATAGTATATAATGCGCATTCAAGATCTTAAGACCGTTTACATCTGCCCAGACCACAATGAAAAGTACCATACGCGGAAAGTCCACATGGATACCATGCTTACGGAGTTGGGATTCAAGGATTTCACGCACTACAAGTCTGGTACGGAAGCATATCCAACCTGCTTGACTAATGCGGTGATAGACATTCTTACTCAATATTCAGACACTCCTGTTCTCATCTTGGAGGATGATATTGAATGGACCGGTATTAAAGAGTTTGACTTTGTTCCGGATGCGGACGCCATCTATCTAGGAAACAGTCGATCCGGTGGTCATCCTACAGAACCGCGGCATTATGGGGAGTGTAAATTTATGCCCTATTCGGCGACTCAGGTTCGCATCACAAACATGTTAAGCGGACATGCTATCTTGTTTATATCGGCCGCGTTCAAGACTTCGGTTATCAACTTATTGACGAATTCGCAAACACCGCATGATATTCTATTATCAAGACTACATCCCCACTTCAAGGTTATTGCAAATAAGAAACCGGTATTCTATCAGGCCGCGAAGTTTAATGATGATATGGGTCATGTCGAAAGGTGGACCGATGTTGAACTGGTAAGGCCTATGCTTCATTTGATTGCTACGAATAAGTACATCTCGTTTCTCCCAGAGATGACTACAACTGTATACACTCATTTCTTTCCGAAAACACTACGACACGCTGTTGTCTATACAAACATGCCCAATCCGGAAAACCACGTGCGATACGGAGATCCTGCTCCAACCATTGTGTTTCATTACGTTCATATTGAACATGAGGCATGGCCAATGATCACATTAAAGAGGTTCCATACCTTCTCAGGTTGTTCAATCGATGCAGACTATAGTTTCTATTGCGATGTCGATGCATACTTCGCAAAGACACTGACTACTGACCTATTGAAAGACACACTGTACGGGACTATTCATCCAGGATATACCGGTACGAAAGGAACAGTATGCTCTAATCCAGCAAGCACTGCATGTATACCAGTAGGTGAGAATACTGCATACTTCTGCGGAGGGTTCTTCGGCGGTAGCCATGCAATGTTTATGAACATGTCGACCGAGCTCAGATCTCGGATTCAGACAGATATCGACAATCGAGTTATGGCTGATTGGCACGATGAGTCTCATTTGAACTGGTACTTCTGGAAGAACCCACCTGCGGTCTTTGCATACCCATTTGCAATTACAGAGCCATATACACCTACATCAGATACATACATCGTCTTCATCGAGAAGAATTTACGCGGCGGTAGCGCGATGTTTCGCGAACCTCCACCGACTCCGAAATTACAGAGGTTCGTCCTCACCAGTTCGGGACTTCGTGTGGTTAACATTTCTAGGTAATATCAATGCGAATTCAAGACTTCAAGGCAGTTTACATCTGTCCAGACCACAATGAAAAGTATCATGCGCGGAAAGTCCATATGGATACCATGCTTGCTGAATTGGGGTTCAAGGATGTTGAACACTTCAAGTCTGGAACTGAGGGATACCCGAGGTGTCTGGCGAATGCAAACATCGAAATTCTAACAAAGTATATGTATATACCGTTTCTTCTCCTCGAAGACGACATTGAGTTCACCGGGGTTTCCGACTTTGACTTTGTTCATGGCGCTGATGCGATTTATGTCGGTATTAGCCAGTGTGGGAGTCATGCAACGGAAAACTACAACGATAAACCTGCCGTCCTCACACCATACTCGCAGACACAAGCCAGAGTTCATAATATGCTAGGTACACATGCGATACTATATATCAGTCCTGCATATAAGACTGCGGTCATAAATCAGCTGAAAGACTGTAGAGGTCATACAGATATAGCAATTTCTCGCATTCAACCAATCTTTCGAGTGTTAGCAAATAGGAGGCCATCCTTTTATCAGTCTGCACAGTTCAACTCACCAGATCACAGTGATTCATACACCAACTTTGTTATAGATGATAGATGGTTAGTTCATCCGAAAAAGAAGGGAGTGTTTAACTTTACTATAAACAAGCCATGATCACTGTTAACTTTGGCGGAGGTCTAGGGAACATCCTGTTTCAATTAGCGGCGGCGGAAACGCTCTCACTTGAAACCGGTAGACCGATGTGTATTAGTCGAAAGACTGCTAACCTATCTCCTCATTCATCGAATGAGTACTTTTCATCACTCCTGAATAATTGGGCAAACTATCCGTTGATACAGGAACCATATACTATCATCAATGAACCGTCGTACAAGAAACATGATTGGAAAACCATGCTGAATGGGCTATCATCTGTTCGAGTGGACGGCTTCTTTCAAAACTGGGAGTACGTTCAACCATCGTTTGTAGAGAAACTCAAACTCCCCGCATGCGAACCATTAAATGGAGCGTTTATACACATTCGGGGCGGCGACTATAGAGGACATCCCCTTCTCGATGTTGGTTTAGGAAATGAGTACTATCGAAATGCTGTAAAACACTTCCCTGGTACACACTTCTACATCTTCACGAACGACATCGCATATGCAAGATCGTTTACTTTCTTGCAGTCCATACCTCATACATTTGTGAACTCAGATGAACTGATATCACTTGCCCAGATGTCGTCTTGTACGCGTGGCGGCATATGCGCGAACTCTAGTTTTTCCTGGTGGGGTGCATTCCTAAGTCCAAACCGAACTCTTGTAATGCCGGACAAGTGGTTCAATAACCCAACCTTTTACGCAGAAGGATTATACTTTCCAGGCGTTATTCGGTGTGCAAAATAAGCAGTTCCCTACATAAATGCTTTTCCCTCTCAGTGATTGTGTTAAAAATCATGGTATTAAGATCACAGGTGTTCTCCATGTCGGTGCTCATACAGGCGAGGAAAACGATGCATACCTCGCAGAAGGTGTTCCACAGTCTTCGATTTATTGGGTTGAAGCGATCCCCGAGCTTTGTACGACTCTATCCCATCGGTTCCCCAATGTAATCCAGGCAGTTGTATCCGACACAGTTGGACCTGTTGAATTCAAGATAACGAATAACCTCCAATCGAGTTCTATTCTTGAATTGAAAACTCATTTGATTGAGCACCCGAATATTGATGTAATCAGACGAATTCAGACAACATCTGTTAAACTGGATACACTCGTTGAGCAATACAATATCAAGGCCGATTTTCTTAACATGGACATCCAGGGTGCAGAGTTGAAGTGCCTCAAGGGGTTCGAAAAGGGACTCGGGATGATCAATGCGATATACGCCGAAGTGAATGAGAAGGAGCTCTATGCTGGATGTGCTCTACTTCCAGAATTGGATACATGGCTTGCTGAGCGCGGATTTGTTCGCGTTGATATTAAGATGACGCAGCACGGGTGGGGAGATGCGTTGTATGTGCGGAAGAGTGTATCCTAGTATATATAAGTCATGCGCGTATATATCGTGCACCCAAGTGGACATCATAAGAACGTCGATTCAATCCGAAAGATGATGTCTATAAACAACGTTCCATATACAGAGTGCAATGATCTAAGTCAGATCAATGACTCATATACTCTAGCCTTCTGCTGTACTCGATTCTTCCCTCCAGATTCTTTCCCGAAGAACTGCAAGGTTATCTATGGTCCTCAGTTCTTTGTGTTTCCGGATGACCATGGCCATCCAATTCACAGATATACATATGAACCGGGTCGATTTTTCTACAACTCATTGAGTCCGTGGGTTCAGATTATTCATGAAGGTTTCGCGCCTGCGATTGGACTAAAGTTCATCACATGTCCATTTGGTGTGGACATTGAGTCGATATGCACAGTCCCCCAATCGAACAATCGCTCAAGGATTATGGTGTACTTCAAGCACAGACACCCAGATCTCCTTACCAAGGTTGTTGGTTTCTTGCAAGCCAGACGCATTGAGTATGATGTATTGCAGTACGGATCCTACAACGAAACCGACTTCAAGAATAAGCTACAGAACACCAAGTTTGTTATCTGGATCGGAAGTCATGAATCACAGGGGTTCGCGTTTCAAGAGACACTGGCGTCGAATGTACCTATTCTTCTATGGGACGTCCGGTCTATGCACGACGAGTACTCGAATGGATGGCCGTATAAGTCATATAGTCAGCCACTTCTAGCAACCACTGCGAATATATGGTCTCCTGACTGCGGAATTAAGTTCTTCGATGAGAATGAACTTGAGTCGGCGTTTAACGAGATGACCTCCAAGGTTGATACATTCGCGCCTCGTAAAGTTATCGAAGACCGTGTTTCGCTCAAAGTTTCGTATCGGAATATAATGGATCAAATAGGCCATCCGTTTGGAATGGTATAACCAATATCTATGCAGGACATATGGTAGACATATTTAACAAGTGTTTTGAGAAACATTCATTCCAAGAGCTCAACTCGGGGGATCTACAACTCCTCACAAGGGCGCTTAATACATGTGTACTCGATTCATCGAGTGTTGTATTTGATGTTGGAACAAACGCAGGTAGCTTTGTTCGGGCTCTTCGCGACGTCAATCCCAATGTATCGAATGTTCATTGCTTCGAACCTCATCCTGTTCTAGCAGGAACAACAAAGACGGTATATCCGTTTATCACTATGAATGAAGTATGCCTTGGAAACATCAATGGGAGGGTTGATATTTACATCCCAAAATGGAGTGTTGGTATATCTAGTATAGTTAAGCGTCCTGTGTTCGATAGGCTAAACCAGGAAATCGTGACACATAACGTCGAGTGTCGAACAGTCGACGCATATTGTTCAGATCACGGTATACAAGAGATAGCTTTCATGAAAATAGACGTTGAAGGTGGTGAGAAAGTTGTACTTGACGGGGCGTACCGGATGTTGCATGAGAAACGTATTCGCGCAGGCATATTCGAAATTGGTGAAACGTTAACCGATGCAGGAACGTCTGCGGAAGAGATATGTACTCTGCTAGAAAGTCACGGCTACAAGATCGATAAGACATTTGACGCGGCTAACTATATCTTTCGACCGTAGACTAATCATTCTGGATGGTGCTTTCTTCCATAGGCGGAGTTGTATTTGAACCCTGCTCAAAGTAGTATACATATGACCAATAATGTTTGAACGCCATATCGGTTTCCAGTTTGTTCGTAAAGTAATAATCAAACGGCGCACCATAGTTCGTATCATTCCGCATATGCCGTAAAAATGACTCACATCCACTTGATCTCCAAAGAAGGGAATCGCAGCATCGTGTATGGAACCTTCTTGAGAAACGCAATTCATCCGACGAAGACGAGAGGTCTTCAATTGCATTCGCGTATAGTCGAGTTCTGTCTGGAATATCGCGGTACATTGTTTTTCCTTCGATAAAGGGGACGGGTTGTTGGTGTACATCACCAGCTCCTCCAAGATGAATGCAATCCCATGGCTTATTCTGTAGCTTTTCTAAGCATACATTGAGCCCCATGTAATTAGGCTTCACAAATACGTCACTCTCAAGAGTCAATATCATGCTATCTCGGAAGTACATTGTAGCGTGTTCAAATGCCGCCTTGAAGTTCATAAACAGCGATACCTCTGACCGTTTCATTGGCGAACGTCTTACGCGTGCAACGAGATCATTCTTGACGCATCGATTATAATCTGCATCTGTAATCGTATGCTTGTATGTAGGAGAGATGCATGTGTAATTATAGTCATTTAGACCAATGTCCACGCACATCTTTTGGATACGGTCATACCTCTTGGGTTCGAACTCCTTATTGCATAGGAAGTACACTTGGTTGAGCAGTGGAAATGGTCTTGTAAATACAACATTCTTGATGTACTTCGACATTTGATCAAGGCCATACCTTGATCCGTTTAGGGTAAATGGCTTTGAATTCACCTTACGCAACCAAGTCTCATCGGACATATCTTTCATGGTCTGTATCATAGACCCAATTGAAGCCTCAGATTCAAGGTTGAGAATCCTCTCTGCGTTGAAATACTCGGTTACACGCTTTGACCCCCAATAAACCGGAATCGAACCACCTAGAAGTCCATGCGTGATCTTCTCTGTGATATATGTTTCTTCTTCGCTGTTCTCCATTGTTACGATAAACTTGAACGAACCGACATACTCTAGGAATGCTTTCGAATTATAGAGATGTTCAATTGGCCGGCCCGTATTATTCTTATAATGTCCTCCGTAGGTTACATTCATACGCTTTTCAAGTTCGGAGCAGAAGCGATTTCTAAGTGCTCCATTTGGGTTCGAAACCACCACCAGAACATCTCTATTTGGAACACGAGTCACAGATAGTGGTTTATTCTCGAGGATTACGCTCTCATCAAACGAAGAGATTAGATACGGTACATACTGCGGCATATTGACGACGTTTCCATGATTTCTATTACCAAAAAGTACACATGTATACTTAGAATGATCTGCATGTAGATATGACTCTCCCGAAACCATATACGTATGCATCCATGTCTTCGATTGGCGGACCGATTGCGTCACCTGAGTGTTCTCTACGAGAATATCCGAGTTCTCAACTGTTCCTACCTGAACAGGCTTATCATATACCTTTTCAAGTAACTGAAGAAAGAACCCGACATGTGTCGGATTTGTCCGCTCGAAGAACCCACTCCAGAACCCATTGAAGTGAATATACAACGCCGCGCTCATACTTACTTAAAGTAATCCATATTTAAATAGTAAATGAAGATCGGTTTCCTGTCTAACAAACTAACCTTGCGGGGAACGGAGGTAACTATATATGACTACGCCGACTGTTCTGAAAAGATACTTGGCCACCAATCGATCATCTTGACCAGGCCGCAGCATGTGGTCATGCAGGTTTCTAAGCGCGATGTCCACCCTCTCGCATATGAGAAGTTTGAAAAGAGGTTCAAGGTTGAATACTACGTCAATCCAAGGGATGTAATCGATATCGTGAAGAGGAATAACATTGATGTCCTCTTTATCGAAAAGGCAGGCTCATGGGAGGACGGGTTAGTGTTTACTTGTTGTAAGACGATCATGCACTGTGTGTTTGATACAACAAAGCCCCACGGAACACTCTATACATCGATATCAGATTCGTTAAACAAAATCATGAAGACGAACGTCCCAGTTCTCCCATACATGGTCCGAGTTCACCCTACAAAAGAGAACTTCAGGCAGGAGTTTGGTATCCCTGCTGACGCAGTTGTGTTTGGGTCGTATGGCGGAGCAGATGAGTATAACACGGATCATGTTAAGCGTGTCGTTTGCGATGTCGTTCAGAATCCATCCTTTTCCAACATCTATTTCATTTACTTGAACATTGACCGGTTTGGTCCATCAAATGATCGGTTGAAGTTCTTTCCAGGAACCGCTGATATGGAATACAAAAAGCGTTTCATCAATACATGCGACGCAATGATTTATGGTAGATCGGGAGGTGAAACGTTCGGATTATCGTGTGGCGAGTTCTGTATCAGTGGGAAGCCTGTTATCGCGAAGCCAAATGAACCGGGATGTGCACATGAGGACCTTCTAGGCAATGCGATGATCGAGTGTTCGACGTATTCTGAGGTGTTTGATGTTGTTACAAACTGGGATAAATACAAGCGAGATACTACGGGTGCTCCGTATTTCAACTACACCGAGGAGAACGTGATGCGAATCTTTCAGGACAGTTTAAATAAGCTCTAAGTGTAAATGTTTCAATCTATGATAGATATATTGCGCCAGGATAGGTCACGCGCAAGAGAACAATTAGTTCACAACTTTTCACCTTACTACTTGTGCGATCACTTCTTCGGTGATGAGATACACAAGCTTGAGAACATACGTATTGAAACCAAGAGCAATGACCTACTTCGAACACAGGCCTTTAGCTCCATTAAGGACTTCGATATCATATATGTCCAAGTGAACTTCTTTGAACTATTTTGTAGTCAAGTTCTTGATAAGCTTAGGAGGAAGATTGTATTGATGACGGGTCAGTATAACTCGCCTCAGATTCTCCGTTCTTCGCTATCGGAAAGGGTGCTCAATCATCCGACTGTTGTGTTATGGATATCACAGAACCCAATCTATCGCGATCACCCAAAGTACATACCGTTTCCTTATGGGGTTGAATACTACGCGATAGACAGCTATGCAAAAGTGTTGGTAAGTCATGATGGGGTAAAGACCAATAAGGTCAAATATCTACCTGTTAGCACAAATACTCATCCATGTAGGTTTAGTTTACCAGTGTTACCGAAGCTCTTACCGTACGATTTCTTCACACAGTTAGCGGACACTCATTTCGTTATATCGCCGATTGGAGATAGGGATGATTGTTACCGTCATTGGGAGGCCATAGGACTTGGAACGATTCCTATTTCAAACATAAACAAACCCCTATATGAAACGTTATTCTCGAATAGTATGAAGTACTCTACCATAGAAGAAATCACTGAGATCGTGAACACCGAGTCGCTCGACGATGCATATGTTGAACCTAATAGAGCATTGGTATGTTTTGATTACCATAAGAAGAGGGTGTTAGACGCAATCAATGCAATAAAGAACAGTTAATAGTTTCGTTGAACGCATGATTCTTGTTTATGAACATCTTTAACATCACAAATGTAGTTGGGTTTCCAGCCGCATTTGTGGTTTTGTTTTGTGGTTTAGTTTGGTGTTTAGGTACTTAGTTGGAGTACGCGAGGCCACCCATGCCGCTCATGACGCGCAGCACGTTGTAGTTGACGGCGTACACGCGCACCTGCGCCGTGCGGCCAGAACGCACCGTGTTCACGGACACCGTGAGCTGGAGCGTGGCCTTGTCGATGCGGGAGAAGTTGCACGTGCCGGACGGCTGGTGCTCCTCCGGCTTGAGTGCGAACGAGTACACGCAGATACCCGGAGCCGTGGGCGTGCGCGTGTGGTGCTGGTACGGCTGCACGTAGCTGAAGTAGCGGCCCTCGCGCTCCGTGAAGCGGTCCTGGCCGTTGAGCTGGAGCTTGGCGACCTCCGTCGGGGTCTTGCCGGAGCAGCGCGTGCCTGAGTCGAGGATGACCTTCGCGAGCAGGTAGTTGGTCGTGTCCTCGAAGAGGTACTGCTGGTCGTTGCCGAGCACACCGAAGTTCGTGTCGAGCCACGACGCGCCGGCCAGCGACGGGCCAACCGCGATACCCACACCCGGGAGGTAGGGACCAGACGCACCATCGGCCGCGAGCGTAGGCACCGAGAGACCCGATCCAGAGCCACCCAGCGAGCCGCGGGCGAGGACGTCCATGATCACACCCTCCGTGCTGAAGTCATCGGAGTAGTTGAACGGCTGGCAGCCGTTGACCTCAGTGATGTGGGGCGGGGGCGGCTGCGTGCAGTCGACGAACGAGTCGCGCTGGACGACCCACACGAGCTCCTTCACCGGGTGGTTGAAGTTGAGCTGGATCTTGTTCGACGAGGACGTGATCGACTCGGCACCCGTGAACTGCAGCTGCTCGATGAGGTACTCGTGCGTCTGCTGGGCGAAGCGGCGACGCTCCTCCGTGTCCAGGTAGATATAGTCGATGTACAGCGACGCGGCCGTCAGCGACTGGATGGCCGCCGGCGCCGACTGGCCAGACGCAACCTCATAGTAGCAGCAGTTGATCCACTGGTCGAACTCAACGTTGATGCGCACCTCGTGGTACTGGAGCGCGATCAGCGGGATCGCCAGGCCCGGGTTACGGCAGAACCAGAACTGGAGCGGGATGTAGAGCGTGCGGGCCGGGGTGCCGGCGCGGGGGGCGCACGAGTTCGTCAGCTCAGAGCCAGCGCACGACACGTCCAGCGCATAGCCCTTGCGGTCCTTCATCAGCACGAGGTCGTGCGTGTTGCCGATCATCTCATCAAGCGCCTTGACCGTGCCCAGGTCCTGCGTGAGCTGGGTCCAGATCTGCATCCAGTCGCCGTACTGGCGGTCGATGCGCTGGCCGCCGATCTCGAGCTCAACCGTCTTGATCATGCGGTGGCCGATGTAGTTCAGCCAGCGGAAACGGCTGATGTACTGGTTGTTCTGGGCATCCAGCTGAACCGCCGGGAGAACCACCTGGATGTACGTGCGGAACATCAGGTCGGCGTTACGGTTGATGATGGCCGTCACGCGCTTGTTGAAGTCCGCCTGGCCGTTGAAGGTAACCTCAATCGACTCCATGGCGAAGTTCGTGTGGCGCTTGAACAGCACCTTCCAGAACGTGATC